TGGCCAGAGCCACCACATTGTCCCAGTTTTTCCCATCGCCGGAAAACTGGATGTATCCGCCCTCCACCCGCATGGACGCAGAGGCCGCCGGGTGTTCCGCCAGGTAATCCTCCACGGCTTTGGCGATATCCTCCGGGGAGACGGTAGAAAGCTCGTTGAGTTTGGCCATGATCTGCGCATATACGTCCTCCGCTGGGGAGGCAGGGGAACCTCCGGAAGTGAGCACGGAGGACAGCGCCAGAAGCCGGGCCGCCCGGGACGTGTGGATATCTCCGGCATACAAGCCCACAGACACCCAGCCGGAAGCAGTCAGCACCGGCAGGGGCGCAGAATCGCCAGAAAACACTACGTCCTGGTAGCTTCCGTCCGCCAGGTTCACTCGCATGGTCTTGGTGTCGTAAGGCGTCCATTCCCCGTCCAGGTCCCACACCACCGTGTAGTCGCTGTTGTTGCAGATAATCACGCCCTCGCCCTCAGCGCACTTGTCGCGGACTTTGATTTTAATTTCGGGCATATACTCCCTCCTTATGCCGTCCTGCGCCATGTGTACACGGCCAGGTACGGCGGCATGTTGTTGTGGGCCTGGCCGCCGCAATCGGAGGACTGACCGCCGGAATACTCGTTGTACTGGGTGCTTGCGGCCTGGTACAGCCGGATGGCATTCACGCCCTCCGTTACGCTCTGACCGGTGTATTTCAGGGTGTGGGTGTGGTCCGGGATTTCCGCTTTGGTCAGCGTGTGGGTCTCCTCGCCGCCGGTAGTCCCCGCTTCGTGAGAATCACCAGCCGCCAGCAGAAACACGTCCTTGATCTGCTCCCACGTCCCGCCGAATAGCTCCGCCGGGGAGGTGGCGTCCGTGGACTGGAAGATGCTGCCAACCGGGTGGATGAGGTCAAGGAGGGCAGTGCCCATGTAATGGATGGGCCACTTAAATTCCACTGTTTTTCCCTTTTCTGCCACACCGCCGAAGCAGATTGCCTGCAAATCAAAGCTCATGTTCATGGGCACCGAAACGGTGGGGATGGTGATCTCCCGCGTTACCGTGGTGCCCAGGGAATCCGTAGCTTTAACCTGTACAACGCTTGTCGTATCCGTGCCAAAGGCAACCAAATACACAGTCTTCGCGCCGCTGGTCTGGTCGGTAAGCGTGGACGCGCCGGTAATCTCCACAGAGGCCTTGTTCCCGGTCAGCTGGAGGGACAGGGTGAACGTCAGTTTGATGTCCGTGCCCATGGGATTTTCCGTCCACACGCTTCCTGTGTAAGAGCCGCGCGCAAAGGTCAAATCCTGGACCACTGGGCCGCTGTATGCGTTCACAGCGATGTTCTGGGTAACAGATGCCGTGCGGCCTCTGCTGTCCGTCACGGTGGCCACAACAGCCATTGTGCCGCTGTCTGTAAGGGCATTCGCCCCGTCCGGGCTGGCAGATTTTCCGCCGATGGTCAGAGACTTGGCCTTGATGGTGCTGCCATAAGACCCAGCAGCGGAAAACGTGGCTTTCAGGGCGCTCTTGCCCTGCACCCATCCGTATGTGGGCTGATACCCGGTGGTGTCGGACAGACTCGCGGACAGGGTGGGTTTTACCGATGCAGGGATGGAGGCCGTCAGTGTGGTCGTATTGGTGCCCACCACGGCGTCCCCGTTGTAGGTGGTAATTTCCGCCGTAATGTTTACGGAGATTCCAGACGTATTCTGCGCGGCCCAATCCAATGGCGGCGTATACGATATGGATGTGGCGCTGGATTTTGTCACCACAGTTACCTGTGCCGCAGAGCCGCACTTGAGTTTGATGGTGTGCGTGAAGGTGCTCACGGCCCGGGTCACTGTAAGTGTACCGGCAGAACCCAGCACAAGCCCGGATGCCGACACGGATGATGCCCGGGGGATATCCGGGAGATTGACCGTGCCGGAAACCGTCAGGCTCGACGGCGTGTAGGATGACGTAAACCCGCTGTGCCAGTCCGCAGAAAGCACCACAGACCCCTTGCCCATATTGTTATGAGCCACGGTGATGGACTTGCTGCCCAGCTTGTACCAGCCCCTGGAATTGTACCGGTACGGGTTATACACCTTGGTGCCTTGCAGAGTGTAATAGCAACTATTGGCGTCCAGGTTGTAGCTCTCGCCGGTGCCGTCATAGATGTACAGCGTAAGAGACAGTGTGGACTTGTTGTCCGCGATGCTCTGGGATACGCTGTAATCCAGCCGCAATTGCCAGCCGGTGGAAGATTTTGCGCCGTAAATGCTTGCCATCAAGTCACCCCCACGAAGGACACGGACCCGTTTGGCTGTACGACAATGCCCATGGGGCCCAGACGGAACTTGCTCAGTTCCACCAGTTCAAAGCTGTTGTTGTTCCAGTACGCCAGAAGGGTCCCGGAAGTATCGTAGAATCCGATTTTGTCGTTGTACTCCTTCAGCACGATTTCCGACGCAGAGGAGCCAATGCGCAGCACCGGATGGCCGTCATCGTCGATACTGGCATCGATAAAATCCGAAAGCGTCTGGCCGTTGACGGAGACTCTTTCTGCGGACATTTGCCCGGCGGTGATGACATTTGCGTTGATCTCACCGTCCATGGTCAAGGCAACACCGGAAATGGTATTTCCGCCGTCCTTGGAGAATCCCAAACCACCGGTGGACATAATCCACATCCGGGTATTGGGCGTAATGGTGGGCGTATCCCGCAGGGTCCACCCGATGGGAAAGCCCTGTTCGTCCAGAGTCAGCTCGTAATACCCGCCCTTTGCCCCGATGATCTTCTGCGTGGCGTTCTGCATGGCCTTGGTAAGACCCTCATAAGCCCGCTTAATGCGCTGCTCTGTAGGGCTTTCCATGGCGTAATCCGCGTCCTGTGGGGCGTAACTGTGCATCGTAGAGGACAGGCCGCCGTACAGGTGAATTTCCTGCTCCATAACGCACACGTCCAGCCACTCGCCGGTATCACCCTCCACCTGGATGACGTCGCCAACCTCAACAGACGGGTCGCATCGCCATTTTACGTCGCAGGGCTGGAAGGATATCTCTACCTCCGGCTGAATCAGGTCTGCAACGGCCTGATTCATGTAAGGGTTTGTGGACGTAATGCCCAATCCGGTGCCGGATGTAATGGGTTCATCTTCCGTTCCGGTGGTGAGACTGGATACCGTGTACAGCCCGTCTGCCGTGCGGGTCAGGCCGGACATGTACTGCTGCTCCCGGCTGACCTGGAAAGTGGTCTTTGCGTACCACTTGAACACCAGATTGCCGTCTCTGTCGAAGTGCGCGGACTGTCCGCACAGTCCAGCCAGCCACCCCAGCTGCTGTCGGATGGTGCCCTCAAACACAGACTCGATTGTCATATCCGGGAAAGTTACCGTTGGGGGAGTCAGGCCGCTTTGCGCACACAAGTCCGTCAGCATAGCGTCTGGCGTGGCGGGGAACTCAATTTGCGGGGTGTACTGCTCTGTCAAGGACGCCATCTGGTCATAGCCGGTGATTTCCCAGCCATACACCAAATTTTCTACGCCGTCTGCGGGGATGTAGTATCGGCCCAGGGGGACATATTCCACCCCAGACGCTGCGGCGCTTACACCGGCGATTGCCTTACCGGCCACAGCCTGACCGGCGATGGCTGTTGTGCCTGTATCACCACCAGGAACGTAGATGCCGATATACGGTACAAAGTACCCGCCGGACAACTGCAACGGATCATCCGGCTTGTAAATGCGGATTTTGCACCGCCCGGAACAGCTGGAGCCGACGGAAATCCCGTCTGAAGAATCAAACGCCGGTGTGGCGGTGATCTCCTGCACATAGTTTCCGTCAAGCTCTGTCTGCCCGTTGAAAATCACCTTGGCTTTGATCTCGCGGCCATAATCCGCAAATGCGGTGTGGAATGCGGTGGAGACATTGTACATGGCGTCACCTCTCCACGAAGTTCATGGACAGCCCGCCCCACAGCCATTTCCCATCGGTTTCGGGCCGCATGATCGGCGATGACCGGTCGCCTACGTAGCACATCATAGTGCGGTCGGTGCCGGTCATCGCGTCGGGGTATGTAAGGCTGAAAAACACATCGTCCACGGCTTGCAAAAGCTTGGCCATTTCAGCAGAGACGAGTGGCCGCCAGGAGCATTCCAGCTTGCGCTTCACGGCCACGCGGTCGCGGAACATATCGCCGTTCTGGTTTCTGCCGGTCCCATCTGCGTCTAGGTCGGAAATGTTCCATTTCAGTTCATCCGGGGCCGGGAGAGATACCACCGCCCCGGATTTCTTTGTTACCTTAAGTACTTCCATGCGTCACCTCACGTCAGCAGCGGGCTTTTGCCGTTCATGCGCACCTGGGAGTTGTTTTCCCGCACCATCTGCCGGAACATCTCCTTGCCGTCCATTTGGACAATGATGGTAATGGGCCGGTCGCTGCCTTGCCCTAGCACCTCCGCAACGGCCTGTTTGATGGTGTCCAGGGGGGCCTCAATGTTGGTTCCGTGCTTCTGGTCGCCCAGTACGGCCATAAACTCGCGGTTAGGCGGGATGACCGCACCCTGGGCCAGTTTGGGGATTTGAAGTTCGTTGATTTTCGGGATGTTGACGCCAATATGCTTGCCACCAAGCCCCGGCACCCAGCCTGGGACTGTGAAGCTGATTTTATTCGCCTTGTCGATCAGCCAGTTCAATGCACGGATAATTGCATTGATGGCTGATGCCCACGTCCCCTTGATGGCTGTTGATATGCCGTCAAAGATATCTTTGATACCCTCCCACGCTTTGTCCCAGTCGCTCGTAAACGCACCGGAGAGGAATTTAACGATTCCCGTGAATATCTTCTTAATGGCTGCCATGGCGTTGCCGATAAAATCCTTGATGAAAGTGAATGCTCCCGTGACCGAGCTTTTGATGAACTCGATGATCCCATGGAGCTTCCCGCCAGTCTTCTCATCCAGCCAATCCAAGAACGACAGGAACATGTTTTTGAGCGCATCCACAATGGAAAACAGAACGTTTTGCAAGCCCTTGAAGATTTTTTCGATGCCGCCGATGGCACGGTCAATATCCCCGGTGAAAATACCCGCGAAGAAGGCCACAAACCCATCCAGCATGGTTTTGATTCCGTCGACGAACTGCTCTGTATCGCCGTAGGCGTTCACCACAGCCACAAGCAGGGAGGCGATTGCGGCAATCAGGAGCGGAATCCAGGACCCTGTGAGCACAGCAATTCCCAAGCCACCAATCATCAGACCGGCGACGCTCATCAGCGTGTTTTCCAGGTTCATGCCGTCCTCCATCATGTCGTGCAATGCAGCGACCAGCAGGGCCGCCCCGGATACTACCAGTCCAATGCCAGCGCCCACCTTGCCAAACGCAAGAGCGAGGCCTCCGGCAAGTGCCGCTGCGCCCGCAAGAGATCCGAGTAAGTTTTTCCAGTTAACGCCGTCGTTCCATGCGTCAGACAGGCTTTCCCACAAAATGATTAAACCGCCAACAGCAATGAGAATGCCGCCGAGTTTTGTTAAAATCTTTCCCAACGTTCCGGGGAGAGAGCTGCCAAGTTTCCACAGGGCCAACCCTGCGGCAATTAGCATGACCGCATCAGCAATTTTCTTGAGCTTGTCGTTGATCTCGTCCATGTAGCTAAAGTCAGGCGTGATCGCGTCAGCGGATGCACCGCCGCCCGCGTTATCCGCGGTATCGGTGGAAATCTGGTTGATCTCATCAAACGCCGCAAGCTGTCCAGCAGCTTTTTTTGCTGCATTTCCGGTTCCCTTTAAAGCATTTGTTTGCTTATTAAGAGCCTTTGCGGAATCTGCTGTTGCTTTGACGCTCTTGCCAGAAATAAGCGCCACAAGGCGCGTGATCTGCAAGACTACTGCCGTAATTACTTTTACAAGCAGTGTAAAGGCGGGGACAATTACGCTTACAAGAGGCTGTGCCAGTGTCAAAAGCGCTCCTTTAAGCTGCGCAATGGATTCTCTTGCATCGGAGTTTACCATTACGACATTTTTTGCCCAGTCGCGCACTTTTGTTAATGCTTGGGTAATAACCGTAAAAACAAGGGCACTGCGGACAACAGATTTTACTCGCTGTCCAAAAACTTTCATGGAATCTGCCGCCGCTTCGGTTGCGTTGCGCAGTCCAGCACCTTTGGATCGTCCATCGATTTGTCGTGATAATTCAACCGCCTGCGTTTTCGCGTCGGAAATCTTATCGCCGGTTTTGTTGAGCTTTTCGTTGAGCTTGTCAATGCTATTTGCAGTTTTGTTGAATTCGCTTTGCAGCATTCGCACGCGCTCGGCCTGCTCGGACACGTCGATTTTTTCATACGTGCCTTTTGGCGCTGTGCGCATATCGGCAAGCACCTGTTTTGCCGCATCCAGCTCTGCGCCGATGTTGCGCAGCCGGTCTTCCATCGGCGTTTTTTGGGCGCCGAGCCGGTTAAATTCCTTTTGCAGGGATTCGATGTTGCTTTTTACTTTGTTCAGCTCCTGATGGAGTTTTTTATCGCTAATAGTCGCTTCGAATACGACTTCACCGTCAGCCAAAAAATCACCTCCGTATTATGGGCTTTTGTTGGCGTTTTTGCCTAACCACACATCGATGGTATTGGTCTCTTCCTCGGTCAGCGTCCGCTTTAAGTCAATAATGCGCCGATTTTCGCGGTAAAACTCACGGTCGGCTTTGTCAAGTGTTTTCCCTTTGGCCTTTAGACTTCGGATGCGGACGATATTCGCAAACAGACAATCTCCCAGCTCGTAGTACGCCGAAACGAAAGACCACCAGTGGAAATAGGACATTGCCCGCACTTCCCGCCCAACAACACGATTGATGGGGGAAACGATGTATTGAAAATCCTGCTCCCAGTCCATCAATTTAGGTCGCTTGCGATTATCGCCCTCGTCACCGCAGTCGAGAAACCATGTCATCTGCTTCATGGCTTCTGGAATGTGCTCATCTGGCATTTTTAAGAAGTCCGGATAAAAGATATCCAGAGCCGCAAGCGCTTTCTGCTCGTTGGTCAGATCGGCCGCAGCAAATACCGCCAGCACGTCCAGTGCCGCGCGATAGTCCGAGCGAATTTCATAGTCAACGCCGCAGACGTTCAGCGACGTTGGAAGATCGTACATCATTTACGGTATTTCTGTGTATACTTGCGGATTTTCTCATCGGCAAGCGCCTGTTCGCGCTTTACTGCCTCGTCAAACTGTTCGATAATGGCGGTCATAAAGTTCTGCCAAACCGGCGCACCGTTGGCCGCGGAATAGGCGTTGACGCTGCCAAAAAGCGTATCGGCAATGTCCTGCCCGAACAGGTCATTGATGATGCTGCGCATTTCCTTGTCAAGAGAATCAACCATGTCGAAAAGCTCATCATTGGGGATATCCTTTTCAAGCGTCTTTGCGCGGGTCTCCTGCTTCTTGCGCAGATCATCAAACGTTTTGTATGCTTTCTTTGCGAAGTTGACATCCGCAGGGTTAAAGTACACCGTTACAACGCCGTTTACGCCGCGAATGGTATATTCCTTTACACCGGAATCAAAAGTGAGTTCCATATATTCCTCCAAAATGAGGGCTGACAGACGCCAGCCCTCTATTTGTTATTCGCCCTCGGTAAAAGTGACCGTATTGCCAGAGACAGCGGCGGTGCCGACCGTGCGCGTGCCGCCAAGCGTCACGTCGATAGGCATACCGACAAAGCCGCCGCCCTCGCCGCCGAGGGAAGAAGGCTTAACCATGCAGGACGAATAACGCTCCGCAAATACCGCAGTCTTTGCCGTGCCTGCATAAGCATGGACAATCAGCACGTCCTGATTCGCCAGCGCCGCCGCGTTCTGCTCCTTGACCGCAAGGTTCCAAACCTTGACGATGGCAGGGTCGCCAGCGTCCAGATTAGACGGGTCAAAGTTCTGCGTGATAATGGGTTTCTTCATGGTCGTGCGCGTCGTTCCAAGAATATCTTTCGAGGAATCCTCCTGCCAATCATATTCCATGCTGGAATCCGTGACGCGCGTACCGAGGGGAGACCACGTAGGGGTTCCAGTTTCGCCCGTGTTGAGATACGCAATCAGAAGTTCGCGGTCTACGGTCTGCCCCGCCGTGGTGTTAAAGGTCATATCAGCCATTTTTAATCACCTCGTAGTTCATTTTCATAAGGATTTGATGATCCTCGTCACCGTTTTCATACACGGCAAAAAGAGAGGATCGCGTTGTAGGCTCAATACGGATGACGCGGCGACCGTCGCCAATGTCAGGCGGCGTTTCGCTTGTTGCCCAATCGCCCAAGGCGTTAAGCAGCTCGTCAGCTTTGAGCCGTTTGTCGTTGCTATTCCCCGGTTTCATGCGGTAAATAACCTTGAATTGGTATTCCGCCTGATATCCGCCGAGGATGTATTTCTGTACGATGTACGCCGCCTGAATCGTGGACAGCGCCATCGCCGCAGTATCGGCGGGGAGAAATTCGAACCGAATCAAATCAACCGGCTTATTGGGAAACGTGTTCAGCCACGCAAGCAGCTTTCGGGAAACTTGATCTTCTTCCGCTGCCGATACCGTCTTTTTAATCTGTTCCGTACTTCCTCACCGCCTTTTCCGCTACGCGCGCCCACTTGCCAAGGTTCTGCGCTTTCGATGCTTCGCACCAATGGGCTTGTGCTTGTGGATGCGCCGTGTGGTTGAACACTAAATTGCGGTCTGTCACGACCTTTGTGCCTCCATTTGGCGCATATGTGCTGCCGGTATTCGGGTCAACCATGACTTTCCCGTAATACAGGAATCTCGCATAAGGGCCGGGGTAGATGATATCGTTGCCAACTACCCTTGTACGCTTCGTTAAAGATCCCGTAAGCATCGGAACAAAAGGCTGAATGTCTTTCTCCATCTGCTCGGCTAAAACGTGCTCAGCGCGCGTACAAGCCTTTGCAATGGCAGTTCTGACAGCGTCCATTCCATCGGTATGCACGGAGAACTTGATGCCCATTACGCCCCTCCGACTTCCCAGTGCTGCATATCGGGACTACCGTAGTCCATCGCATCAACTTTGGTCACGTTGTAGCAATCGTCATGGCCCAGTACGACGGTCATGTTATCCGAAACGACTTCGCCCTTTACAAAACACGTCATGCCCCCGTTGCCCTTGTATGAGAGCGTCCACAGCCCGGACTTGTCCGCCGCCGCAAGAAACGCCTGCGGGGGCGCATAAGTTTTGGCTTTACCTGTCGTTCCATCCACCGCTTTCACGGAAAACGGGATATACAGATTTACAGCGTCGGCACTTTCAAGGCCGCTTTCGCGCACATTCACGCCCTTTGACGCTTGCAGCATCACACCGCGCAAGATTGTGGCATAAACCTTCTCGACCTCATCAAGCGTTGTCGGGTCGATCTCCTGCACGATGTTGTAAATCGTTACAATGTGGGGAGCGTACATCTACAACCACCTCCGCGATACAGCAGCCCGGTAGGGGCAAGATATTCCATGCACGTTTCCGCAAGCAGTTTCCTTACCCCGTCCGTCGTATTGAGTGCAGACAGGGCGGATTCCCCGCCCGTTGCAAGTGTTCTGGAATAGCTGCCTACTGTTTCGCTTTTGACTTCCGCGTCATTTTCCGCAGCGTTTGCAAGGTTTTTCACGGCAAGCGTCTGCGCCGCTTCGATGACCGCATACTTGTCAACCAGCGCACAGCAGCACATCTTTACCGCGTCCAGATCGGCGTGGCCTTTAGCTTTGTTGCGCGTGTAGTAATCGAGGAAAGAGCTGGCGCGGACAACAAGACGCGGGAAGTCATTTTCGCTCACAGCGCCCATATAAGTGCCGAAGTAGTATTCAAAGTCTGCGTAAGTCATACGGGTCAGCTCCTTTCAAATCAGCCAGAAACGGTAACAGTGGCAGTGCCGGTCTTGGTCCCGTCCTGCTTGGACTTCGCGGTAACGGTGATGCTGCTCTTGGTTTCGGTAGCGGAAACGGTCAGAACGCCCTCATCGCTGATATTGCTCTTCGTACCGTCCTGAGACCATTCGACCTCACCGTTGATAATGCCCTCGCCGTCAACCTGGGCCGTAAACAGCTTGCTCTCACCCTTCTTTACGGTAGCAGTAGCAGGGGTCACGGCGACGGTGGAAATAGCGCCGCCCTTGCCATAAACGGCGAAGGGGAAGGGATTGGCCTTGTCCACGTTGTAGGCGTTGACGGGGTTGGCAATCTCCCAGCCCAGACGCATGACGGCGCGGAGAGCCACCATGTCGTTCTGCATGAGGTTATAGGTGATGGCTTTGGTGGTGGGGTCCTGAATAACGCCCTCGGTGAAAATCTTAAAGGTCATGTCCTGACGAATGGCATAGACAAGCTGGCTCCAATCGCCGACGATCATCTGCGCCTGCGCGGGGTCAAATGCGCCGTTCATGGGGAAGTACATGTCCATGCCGTCAAGGCCGTAGCGGGTGGAACCCTGCATGTCGGACTTGAAAATAGGCTGTCCGGTGGTGTCTTTCAGGCCGCGCAGCTTGCCGCGCATCTGAATGGCAGCCATAACGCCGTTGGGGTTGAAGCCGTCCAGCTCAACCTTTGCAATCAGACCGCCCTCGCCCATGATGTCATCAAACACGCTGGTGCCGATGGGAACGCCGTTACCGGCAGCGATGGCAGAGGGAACCACGCCATCACGCCAAGTGGTGGGCTTGTTGGTGCCGAAAAGAATGGCGGCATCAATGACCTTGCCAAAGGCTTCGGTCAGGCGGGGCCGAACTTCACCCCAGATGTCATAGTCGGAATCGTCGAGAACGGCCTCGGGAATGGGGACGATGACGGCGATTTCCTCGGCGTAGATCTTTTTCTTGTCCCACGCCATCTTGGTGGTCTGCTTGAAAGCGTCACCAGCGCCGCTGTCGGTAGCTTCGCCGTTGACGAAGTACGCGGATGGCAGGGCATCAAGCACGTTGATGGTCTGGGTCTTGCTGGACATGTTCGCCAGACGGCGGCCCATGCGCAGTACAGCGGATTCGGCAATAGCGCCCTGCATGATATCCCGGGTAATAGGCTCGGGGATCAGGCCGGAAAGTGCGCTGCGATCAATAGTAGCCATGTATCAGTTCTCCTTTTCATTTCATTGCGCCGCGAATCAAATCGTTCATCGCGGCATTGATGTCTGTTTTCTTTTCACCGCCGCCGGCCGGAGCCGTCCAGTCAAACTTGACTTTCTGGCGATTCTCTGTGAGCTTATCCACGGCCTGCTCAAAAGTGGTCTTGTCATCAACCATCTTGAGAGCCTTAAACGCGATAAACTCCGCGTCCTCGCCGGTCAGGCCCTTGCCCAGCACGTACTTGTCACGTTTCAGCTGCTCAACCTCTGCCTGCGAAGCAGTCAATGCGGCCTTGCTGTCCGCAAGGTCCTTCGCCTGTTTCGCCTGCCGCTCTTGCTCGGTCTGCTGGCTGTCCTTCCATGTGCGGTATGCGGTGATTTCTTCCTCGCTGGGAATGCCCTTCATCGCCTTTGCAAGGCGCTTGCCAATCATGGCGTCCACTTCCTCCTGCGTGAAGGTTTTCGCAGGGGACGGCTCCGGCGGAGTGGCCGGGTTCGGGTTCTGATTAGTGTTAGGTTCGCTCATGGTTTTTACCTCCGTTTATTTTCTGGGCCGTCGCCCAGCGGTTTAACGCCTCTCGGCATGGGTCAATAAAACAAAAAAGAGCCAACCACCGAGAAAATCTCAGTAGTTGGCTCATCGTGCCACTTCCACGCGCTCAATTGCGCTGCGGGAATGTATTTACTTTTTCAACTCTTCGGCCTTGATGACCTGCGCTTTCACGCTGCCGTCCTTCATGCGTTTCAGCTGCACCCGGCAACCGGCGGCAAGCGCTTTTTCTATGGCGGCTTTTAGTTTATCGTCGATCATGCAAGTACCTCATTCGTCGCTGTTGACAACATACCACTTGCACTTTTCGCAAACCTCGTTTGCCTTGCTTATGTCAAACGGTTCTCTCAGCCGCGCAGCGTCCATTTCATCCTCGCGGACTTCCTGCACTTCATAGCACTCAGACCAGGTGGTTTCCCGATCATACAGAGGGCATTTGTGCTTTGCAATAGGACTTCTCGCCATGTTATTTCCCCTCCAAATAATCCCGGTACTTTTTGCGAAGTTTTTCCGGAACGACTGTAATAACTTCTTTTTTCATGTTTATGACCGTATACCCATTATCAGATAAGAATTTGATTGCGCTTTTATCTGTCTGGTACAGCGTCAGTCTGCTGTTGTTGATTATATCCTGTGCAGCATCAAGGTTCAAGCCGCTTCTGTCCGGTCTGGTATCAAGATTGTCCCAAAAGTGCTGTTTTGCACCGGAAATCTGCGGTTTTCCAACATCAATTATATATTGCCGATCAGAGAACTTGTCTTTGATCTTCCATGCACCAGCGTATTCCTTCAGCGGCGCAAACTTCTTGGAATCCGCCAGTTGCCCACCATACAACACCTTTAGCCTTTCTTTCTGCTCCGGCAGTCCCGCCGCCTTGCTGAACTCCCGGTATTTGGCGTTCAAGCGTCGCAGTTTGATGTTGGCAACCGTGGCATCCTCGGTCAGGCCAGCGGCCTTGTAGGCGGCTTTCTCGCGCTTTAGCTTTCTAACCGTCCGCTCAATACGGCGCTGCATTTGTGTTGCCTCGTATGCAGTGTAATCCTTGCCATCAAACGTACAGCCGTGGCCATCGTCGATGTGTTCCAACTGCTCATCCGTGTATGTTCGCTCGGACACGCCCTCGACCCACGGGAACCGCCTGTGGCGGCAGTTTGCTCCTTCCAGGCCGTCAACAGCGCCCAGACCGCACACCTCATAAATGTTCGGGTAAATATCACCCGCTCGGGCACTGTATACTTTGCCTTGCCACTCCTTATGCGATGACCACGGTGACGGTCCCGGCTTATCTCGTGCGCCAATATGGGCCGATACCTCGAAATATGGTGTATCCAGATACTCTGCGGATTGCTCCGTGTATTTGGCGCAGATTTGAGATACGCCGGTCATTACAGCTCTTCTCACGGCAACGTCGACATGATCACGATGTCCGCTTTCATAGTCAACTACCTTCAAGCCACTATCAGCAAGTTCCTTCACCGCCGTCTTGATGGCTTGATTGTAGCTTATCGCGCCGCTCTGGATTTGCATTGTAGCGTTATCTAGCGCCCATTGATACGCCTTTGCGGGGGGCAGCATCGTCCGCCCTGCGTCTACCAAAAATCCCATCGAAGCGGTGATGTTTCGGAACAC